CTCGTGTATTAACAAGGAGTTCGAACATGAATGACAAATGGAAATCACTTATTGAACTAGTAGTCAATGAGGAAGAAGACAAAGCAAAGGACCTCTTTCATGAGATCGCTGTTGATGAGTCTCGTAAAATTTACGAAAACTTAATCGACGAAGAAGATCTTGCTGATATCGATGAAGCGTCAAAAGAAGACGAAGTTGATGAAGCGAAAGAAGTTGAAGAAACAGACGAAACAGTAGACGAAGCAACAGACGAAACAGTAGACGAAGCAACAGACGAAGTTGAAGAAGACTTCTCTAGAGACCAAACTGCTAATTTAGTTGCTGATATCAAAGCCGACGAAGTAGGCATGGGCGAAGACGATGACGAAGGTGACGAACCTGAAGCAGACGCCGGCGACATGGCTGACGACATGGGCTTAGATGCAGGCGAAGAAGAAATGGATCCAGAAGACGCTGAGCGTATGGAAGATGAAATTTTAGACCTTCAAACTGCAATTGATGATTTAAGATCAGAATTTGAAAATATGACTGGAGATGCTCCAGCCGACGATGAAGTACCAGCAGACGATATGGACTCAGAAATGGAGCCAGAAATGGAGCCAGAAATGGAGCCAGAAGAAGAAGCAGTACATTACGAAGGTGAAGAAGCGCCAGTAGAAGAAGCAAAAGATGAAGAAGTAGACGAAGCAGAAGCAGAAGAAGTTGTAGAATATACACAAAATGCACCTGCTCCAGTAACTTCTGAAGGCGGTGACGGTAAAGCAGGTCCAGTTGCTAAACAGCAAAAAGGCGGACTTACTACACCTAAGAAAGAAGAAACAGGTTCAACAGCGGCAAAACCAAAAGTTAGCGACGCTGGTAACAAAAACAAGCCTGGTGGCAAACAAGCACTATCTTCAGCACCAAAGCCAGTAACCAAATAAGGATATAGGAAATGAGACCATTCTTACAAGAAAACTTAACGTTCGACCAAGCAGGTATTATATTAGAATCTGCTAACGATGGCAAGGACTTGTACATGAAAGGAATTTGTATACAAGGTGGGGTAAAAAATGCTAACCAACGTGTATATCCTGTAAACGAAATTGCTTCGGCAGTAAAAACATTAAATGACCAAATCACAACGGGCAATAGTGTCCTTGGAGAAGTAGATCACCCAGAAGGGTTACAAGTTAACTTAGATAGGGTATGCCACATGGTAGAAAGTATGTGGATGGACGGTCCAAACGGATTTGGTAAATTAAAGATTCTCCCAACACCAATGGGACAACTAGTGAAAACTATGGTTGACAGTGGTGTAAAACTGGGAGTAAGCAGTCGCGGAAGCGGCAACGTCAATGAAGCCACCGGACAGGTGAGCGAATTCGAGATAGTCACAATAGATGTTGTGGCACAACCTTCTGCACCTAATGCTTACCCTACAGCAATATACGAAGGACTTTTGAACATGACACATGGTCATAAAGTTTTAGAAATTGCCAAAGAAGCACAGCATGACACAGCGGTACAGAGGTACTTAAAGGATGAAGTACTTAAACTCATCCAAGACTTAAAAGTTAGGAGTTGACCAATATGTTAGAAGTCATCAAACCATTGCTAGATAGCGATTTAGTTAATGAGGAAACTCGTAAGCAGATTACTGAGGCTTGGGATGCCAAGTTATTAGAAATCCGTGAAGAAGTTACTCAAGACCTCCGTGAGGAGTTTGCTAGTCGTTACGAGCATGATAAACAAACAATGGTTGAGGCTCTCGATAAAATGGTTACAGAAAACCTAAGTGCTGAAATTTCGCAAGTAGTTGCGGAAAAGAAAGCATTAGCAGAAGACCGTGTTAAATTTAACACAACAATGACTGAATCCGCTGAAAAGTTTAATACTTTCCTAGTTAAGAAATTAGCAGAAGAAATTAATGAACTAAGAAGCGATCGTAAGTCACAGTCTGCTACAATGGAAAAACTTGAGAAGTTTGTAATTGAAAACTTAGCATCTGAAATCACTGAATTCCACAAAGACAAGAAAGACGTTGTGGAAACTAAAGTGAGATTAGTTGCTGAAGCAAAAGATCAACTAGATGCTCTTAAAAAGAAATTCATAGAGAAATCAAGCAAACTTGTTAAAGAGGCTGTAACAGGAACTTTGAGAGAAGAACTAACTCAACTAAAAGAAGATATTAAACAAGCTCGTACAAATAACTTTGGACGTAAATTGTTTGAAACATTTGCCGCAGAATATTCTACTAGTTACTTGAATGAAAATCAAGAAATGAAAGAATTAGAAGCAGTAATTGTAGAAAAAGACAAGCAGTTAAAAGAAGTATCTGAGAAATCAGAAGCATCTGCGACTGAAGTTGAAGTCCAAAAGGCAAAAATTGGACGTATAAACGAGGGTATCGAAAGAAAAGAAAAACTCAATGAATTAATGAAGCCATTAGCGAACAAGCAGGCCGATGTAATGCAAAGTTTACTCGAAAGTTGTACAACTGATAAACTACAATCAGCGTATGACAAATATTTGCCAGCAGTACTAAAGAACGAGGCTCCAAAGAAAGAAATTTTAGCGGAAACTCGTAAAGAGGTTACTGGAAATAAAACTAATACTAGCCAATCCGCTGACGAAGGTAACATTGTACTTCTTCAGAAGTTGGCTGGAATGTAATTAAAAGGGAGACATAAAAATGTCAGATACATTAATTGAAAGCCGTTGGGATGATACTAAATCGGCACTTATGGAAGGCTTAGAAGGAAAATCTAAGACTACTATGGGCGTTGTTTTAGAAAACACCCGTAACTACTTAAAAGAGGCGGCAACTGCTGGCGCAACATCTGCCGGTAACGTTGCTACTTTAAACCGTGTGATACTACCAGTAATCAGACGTGTTATGCCTACTGTGATCGCGAACGAAATCGTTGGTGTTCAACCAATGCAAGGTCCAGTTGGTCAAATTCACACACTTCGTGTGAGATATGCTGATGCTTCTAGTGGTGCTACTGCAGTAACCGCTGGTGATGAAGCATTATCACCGTTCAAAATTGCTGAGCAATATTCAGGTAACGACGGAGCCGTTGGAGCAGGTGCTTCAACAGCCTCTTTAGAAGGTTCACCTGGAAACAAATTGAACATTCAAATCTTGAAACAGCCGGTAGAAGCGAAAACTCGTAAACTATCAGCTCGTTGGACATTTGAATCAGCTCAAGATGCTCAATCAATGCACGGAATCGACGTTGAAGCGGAAATTATGGCCGCTTTAGCACAAGAAATTACCGCTGAGATCGACCAAGAAGTTCTTACTTCTTTGAGATCACTAGCCGCAACTGAAGAAACTTTTAATCAGTCTGCTGTAAGTGGTACTGCTACATACGTTGGTGACGAACACGCGGCTCTGGCTGTTTTAATAAACAGAGTTGCTAACAAGATCGCACAAAGAACAAGACGTGGTGCTGGTAACTGGGCTGTGGTTTCTCCACAAGCACTAACAGTACTTCAATCTGCTTCTACTTCAGCGTTCGCAAGAACAACTGAAGGTACTTTTGAAGCACCAACAAACAACAAGTTTGTAGGTACTTTGAATGGCGCTATGAAAATTTATGTTGACACTTATGCGGCTGATAACTCAGCAGTACTAATTGGATACAAAGGTTCAAGCGAAGCGGACGCGGCTGCGTTCTATTGCCCATACGTTCCTCTAATGAGTTCAGGTGTTGTTTTAGACCCTGATACACTAGAGCCGGTTGTTGGCTTTATGACAAGATATGGATATGTTGAGTTAACTAACACAGCATCTTCACTTGGTAATGCTGGTGACTACTTGGGCGAAATTGCTATGTCAAACATCTCGTTTGCTTAATAGCATAGAGCTTTAGAAACATC